TTTTTCGTGAATGAGGATGTCGTCGAGCTGCCATACGAAGCCAGATTGCTTTTTATTGGTTTATGGACACTTGCAGATCGTGAGGGCCGTTTAGAAAACCGCCCTAAGAAAATTAAAATGTCCCTTTTTCCTGCTGACGATATAAACGTTACGGAACAGTTATCTAACATTTCCAAGTATGGTTTTATCAAGTTATATAACATTGATGATCTAGATGTTATTCAGATAGAAAACTTTGTAAAACACCAGACGCCGCATGGATTAGAGAAAGATAGCGAGCTTCCCGATCAAGATGGAACATATTCCGTAATCCAAAAAACAAGACAGTCATGGGTAAGCCTGTTTATCTAAAGAAAGATCAACTGGTCCATTTCTATAATAAAACAGGCGAATTTTCGCTAAACAGTCATGATCAGGATGGTGAAAACGGTTCTCAACCTGCAAATACGCCAAGTGAAAACAGTGATGATCGTTTTAGCGAACAGGATAATAACAGTTATGGAACTGTTTCTATCTCAGACCAAAACGCCCTGAATCCTGAATCCTTTAATCTGAATCCTGAATCCTTTAAACAGAATCCTGATAATCAAGATTCACGGTTTGATCTTTCACTGTTTGACGTAAATACAAGATTACAGATGGGAGGTCTTAAACCAATCTCTCAAGATGAACTCAATATTTTGATCATCAAACTTCAAGATGCTTACTCACATAAACACCAGATGGTGAAAAACCAGATTTTGGGTAAAGCCTTTGAGTGGATCGAGCGTCAGCAAAAAACACCTCTTGCTCAACCAAAGAACTCAAACCACAAAACACCTGATCTCAATGTAAATGACAAGTGGAAAAATGAACCGGTCATGACCGGTAAGGCTGAATTTGTAGAAATTCCAGAGGACTTCGTATGAATGCAATGTCTCTGTTAAACACGCCTTTGGCAAAAACTAATCAATTTTGTGCTGAACACAGCGTACTTATGGTTATTATGGGAGGGAATATTATCTGTCCTGAATGCGCCAAAACGCTGGTGAAAAAAACCAATGAGCTGCACCAGAAGCAAGTAGATCAAATGGTCAGGGCTAAACACTTTTCAGGTGCAATGCTTCCCTTAAGACATCAAAATTCAGGTTTCAAAAATTTCTTTATTTGTAGCGACAACCCGTCACAGGCAAATGCACTAAAAGAATCTGTGTCTTTCTCCAGACGAATGATGGCCAAGCAGGTGTGTAATTTCGTTATGTGTGGCAATACGGGAACTGGTAAGACGCATCTTTCCTGTGCAACGGCTCGTACGCTGCTCAATCATGGTCTGAAGGTTCGATATATCACCAGTGAAGATCTGGTCAATGATATTGCTGAGGCTCGCTATCGACCTGATGACAATGAACCTTGTGCCATACGCCGTTATAGCGAGTATGACCTGCTGATCGTGGATGAATATGGGCTACATGATCGTGAAAGCTGGCGCTTAGAAAAAGTTCATAAAGTTCTTTATTCCCGCTATGACGCAAATAAGGCATCAATGATTGTCTCTAATTTAACCTTACAAGAGCTTAAAAATGATTTAGGAGATCGGCTTTGGTCTCGTCTTAATCATGGCGGTTTGGCATCAATCGAATGCAATTGGGCTGATGCTCGATTAGGGGGTGGGGTGTGAATTACTACCTGGAAATGAATCTCGAGCAGCTTCAAAAAGAACATGCGGAACTGCTGGCCTTTAATGAAAATCTGGATCGTGAGCGCAACAAGTATCGTGATGATGCTCGCAAATACGCCAAGAAAGTTCAGATGATTGCAAGCCTGTTTGTTGTGCCATGTGATGATCCTGAATTAATGCTCAAGGCCATTAAGACCATTGTGGAACAGGTTAGGGGTGGGGAGAAAAGGCTTGAAAGGGGTGGTGACCAAAACCTTAAAAATACAGCTCAAACTATTGAAAACATTGCCTTCGAGGGTGGTGACCAAAAAGCCTCGCGAGGTGAGTCATGATTAAAGGAACTTGGCAAATTGTGCAGTGGTGTCCTGATCTTGTGACAAGGGAGTGGCTAAATATCGGCGTGGGCTTTCGAGAAGCTGATAAGCAGTATTTTAAATTTTTAAGTGATTTTAAAAAAGTAGAAGCACTCTACAACTCCCACACAAAACACCATCTGGTTGCTGTGCTTGAATTGGTTAAGGGATTTTTCAGCAAAGGTTATTTTGATTTTTCACATCAAATTAAAATTTTAGAAATTGGATTTCAGCAAGGAATGTCGGTAGAGGAGAATCTAAACCGCTCCTACGAAAGGGTTGTGACATTGCGAGGTGCCAATGACAAGAATTTCGGTGGCTGAGTATCGAAAATTATACGGCACAAAGACACCTAAAAAGGCCAAGCGGCAGAACAAAGTGAAGGGGGAGCGGGTTACAAGTGAGGGTGAGGCAAAGCTGGCCAGCGATCTTAAAGCACTCAGAATCAGTTTTGAGCAGGAATATAAATTTCACCCAAAACGGCAATGGCGAGCAGACTTTCATATTACAGGAACAAAGATTTTAGTCGAGGTGGAAGGCGGGATCTGGACAGGTGGCAGGCACACACGGGGTAAAGGGTTTATTCACGATATGGAAAAGTATAACGCGGCCACAGTGCTGGGTTATCAGGTTTTACGGTTTAGTACAGAGCAAGTGAAAAGTGGTTTGGCGGTTCGGCAGATTGAGAAGATGGTAGGGGGTGTAGGGTGAATGCAGCGGTGACAATTATGCAAACAACGGATTGGTCCAAATTTAGTTTTGAGGGTTGGTGTCGCCAACTTGGGGCTTGGATTAATGGTGATAATGAAACAATGGTAATGGTCGTCAAGACTATGCCAACAAAGAGAATCACACAGAAACAACGTGAACGGTTATTAGCAATGTATATGAACGATGAAAATTTAAAAGATCGTTTATGTGTTAAGCGTAAAGGAACATATTGTGTGTTGGACAATAATGAAGCAAGGGCTATTCAAAGGCTCATTCTTGATATTCAACTTGTTGAAGATGAAATTTTACAAGAATGGATATCAGCTATTTGGTCACATCATGTGATGGGTGATTCACTGCGAGATATAGCAAGTAGTAATGACACCTCGGTAAATCAGATTCGACAAGATCTGAAATGTGGTTTGGCATACATCAAAAGTCGGTACCCATATTTCACATTTGAAACTTTTGCAAAAACTGCTTGAGTGTGCGCACGGGGTATGGCATATTTGTGATAACTTGGCGAATTTGTATATAAACGCCACTAAATAAAGCTCGCATTTGCGGGCTTTTTTAATGCTTATTGATAAGATAGATTGAGGGCTAATTATATTTAATACTTTTTAAAGGAACCTCAACTATCTCTTGTAATAGGGTCCTCTATCACAAGATAGTTTTTAAGCTACTTAAAATATTTTTAATAAAAACAGTTAAATAAATTTTTTAAATAATTTTATTTCTTTATAATGCGTTCGATCTTTTGGGGGACATCATGAATATTCATAAAATTATACTAACTATTTGTTTAACCATCGTATTAGTCGCTTGTGAGAAAAAGACTAATGTAGAATCTGCGCCTAGCGAGACTACTGCTAATGAGCAAGCAACCAAAGCTGAAATACAAAATAAAATTACTGATGAAGAAGTGGAGAAGTTGCGTTTAATTTCTGAAGATCCTAACGCACTTCCAGCGCATGCCAAGCTTGCTGAAACATTCCTGCAAAGCATAAATGGTTTTAAGCCAGAAGAAATAAGGGAACTCATTGCAGAGTATGAGGAGAGTCAGTATATTGAAGAGTATCCCGTACAAGAAATAAGTATGGAGTATAGAGTTGATACTAATAGCCAATATATTGGTAATCAGTTAGTCCACACTTATTATCTCAATGTATTATCACTTTCAGATAGTATTGATGTAGATAGGATAGAGGTTAATAGAGGAAATTGCCCTATAGCCTTCCGTGGAGGCCCTAACCCTGTTGGATATGGCCAGTCTCTAAAATTTCTTTTAGATTGTAATCCACAAGATATTAGGGAAGTAAAAGTATATTTGAAAGATGGTGGTGAGCTATTAATGACCCCGAAATAATTTTTCTATTATCATTTAAAAAACCTCACTGATTAAAAATTAGTGGGGTTTTAAATTCTTATAAAAAGAAATACAGAAAAATTTTACAGAAAGCTTAAGAAATTAATAAGTTTTTTTCTTTATATCAATTCAGAATAAGCCTTCCTTTGAAAAGCTGTAATTTTAGAGAAAAAGAATGCCTAGAAACAATTATTTACCAGCTCTAGAACAGGTTTATGACTTCTTGCAAGAACGTCCTGGTTTTAGGGATGAAAGTGACTATACAAAAGCCGTAGAGTATTTTCGAACCTTACATGAAGAGACTCCTGAAGAATTCAGAGTTCAGGTGCCTAATTTTGTTATAGGTAAATTTGGTACTAAAGAGATAATCAATTTAGGAGAAATGCCAAATTATACGGACAAGAATAAGTTCGTTAATTGGGTAAATATTCAAATTAATACCTAACATTTGATCATTACTAAAGCCCATCAAATGATGGGCTTTTCTATTTTTAAAAAAACTTAACATACGGGTATTACAAAAGATACTTTAAGCAATTTTAAGTGGTCTAAATTAGAAATAGGTTTATATGCTTTTAAAAACAAGCGGATATTCCTTATTAAGACTTGCTCCTGATCAATAAAGTCTAAGAGAGGTTCTTGTCAGCTCGGTCAACCTATTACATCGGTGGTGTGTATAACGGCCAGATGGTAGAGCCATCGCATTTAGGCTCGGAAGAGATCCTCAAATTTATTGAAGAGTTTACGGCGCAGGATAAAGAGACCCTGCTGTATAAAAGAGTTCAAATCAATAAGGATGGTACGATTAAATCTTTCTACTTGCTGGAAGGCGTAGAGCCTTCTGATTATAAAGAATTGATCTTTAATATCTGGTCAGATGTGCCGGTAGATGTATATAGCATCTAAAAGCAGTGTAAATGGACTGAACATTGAAAACTATTATCAAAAATTATCAGCGTCTTGCTCAAGAAACCTATCTAAAAGTATATAGAGAATACGGGTTTAGTACTAATGGTTTAAAGGACTTAAATCTTTTACTCACCGAATTGAAATTTAAAACTAAAAGTAAAGAAATTAAGATTCCTCTTACTCGAAGCTATTTAAAAACGTTAAAACCTATAGAAAGATGGGGTATAGAAGCATGGATAGATTTCAGTGTGATACCTGATAGAGAACTTACCCAAAGCTTTATTAGATGGTATGTAAATCTGATTGAGGCTATATTTAGCCAGAAAGAAAAAACCTTTCCTCTAGCGGATGAAAAAGAGGAAGGCTATCAAGATATTGTGAACTACTTTAAAAGAAAGAACTCTTCAGTAAAAGCTAGATCTGATAACTTTTATAAAAAAGTGCATAAGAGAACACAACAGCTAAAAGCAGATTGATGATTCACTATTTACTAAATACCCACCGTGAAGTTCCAAAATATGAAAAAATTTATTGCTTCAGGACTTTTGCTGACAGTTCTTTGTGCATGTTCAAATTACCAGTCAGATATTGATCACGTATCTGAACAAAAAACAGATAAACAAGCAGAAGATACACTCCATGAGTGTTTGCCACTTCGGGCCAAAGAGCTTGTAGGGAGAACTGATTTAAGTGATCAGGAAATCAAAAAGATGACCAATTCAGAGATACTTCGCTATGCAAGAGTAGGTGAGGCTGTTACAGAAGATTATCGACCAAACCGGATTACAGTTATTAAGGCTTCAAATACCAACAAGATCATCGACGCTTCATGTAGTTAAATCATCATATAAGAGCTTTTAATATTAATTAACTGTTTGAATCACAAATCCCACTTTGTAAATGAGAATTTTTTCTATACTAAATGTTCTTCTAGACCTTCCTTTAGAAGTACACTCGGTGGCATCCCTTTAAGCCTGCTTGTCCCACCAGGGGAGCAGGCTTTTTAATACATTACATTTAAGTTGCTCATTGGTCTATATAAATCAAGAAGGGCTTTTTTTATGCGCCAATTGTCTTTTAAATATTTAAAATATAACAATCGCCTTATTACGATTTTTTGATAGGATAAACGAATGCTCCGATACATACGCCAGCTCTTCTGCTTCCACTGCTGGGAGTATGAGAGTGATCTATTCAGGGTGAAAGAGTGTAGGAAGTGTGGGAAATGTGAGAGTGCGTGAGCGCTCTTTTTTGTTTAAAGGAAGGCTAAAAATGAAATTACTTGTGATTGGTGGTGATTTGGATGGTAAGCGTGTGAATCGTGCTGACTTGGCTAATGTTGCTGCTTATAGAATTGAATCACTCAATTCTCCTTCGTTGGGCGGTGAGATCGAATACTTTGTACATTCATCAGTTACCAAAGAAGAATTCCTAAATAACTTTGCTGCTTAAGCCCATTCAAGGGGTTTCTTTTTTGAAAAACTCTTAAATAAACAAGAAGCACCAGGAATATCTTTACTCTGCCAATAAGTATCCGGATAAGCTAAACAGTCAAACTATACTTATTACATTATAAGTTTGATATAAATACTATTTAAGTGAGAATTTGAGAGCTAGTAATGGTTTTTACTTATAAAGCTACATTTGAAGAATTAGTCTCCTGTATTAATCAAAAGCTAGAAAAAAGCGGTGGCTCAATAGTAAGGCAGGAAGAGAGATACTCAAGTATTGAACCCGGAGCAATTGAAAAGCTTGAAGAGTATTACAGAACCAGAGGTTATGATTTTGATTGGGAAGAAGAGAATAATCTATTTGTCGCTATTATTACTCCCCAATAATTGAGCAATACATTTAGGCCACCTTCGGGTGGTTTTTTATGAGTGAAAGAAGCCATTAATTGTAGATTGTTTGTATGAGCTATACATAAATAAATAGGCAATTACTTGATATTAGAATATAGAGTAATTAATATGTATATATGCTACCAAATATTGGTGGCACTTTAGCGAGAAAACTTGAATTTTGTTAGGAGATGTTTTCTTGTCTAAACATCAAAAACTACTAGAAAAGCTTCGCCGTAAACCTATGCCAAAGGACTATACATGGGATGATCTGGTTACACTACTTGGTCATTACGGGTATGAGCTTCGCACGAAAACTGGTTCATCGCATTGCAGATTTGTAGGTCGTGATAAACATGTAATCATGACCTCTAAACCTCACCCTAACAACACGTTAAAAGGTGGGCATATAAATCAAGCTTTGGAAGCTATCGAACGATATGAAGCTTTATATATGTCACCTAAAGAGGATTAATGAATGTCTGAGAATTTATTAACTTATAAAGGATATTATGGTTCTTATGAAGTTAGTATTGAAGACGGATTGATTTTCGGAAAAATTTTATTTATTGATGATTCAGTAGGATATGATTCCGAAACAATTAAAGGCATACAGGCAGCTTTTGAAGAAGCTGTTGATTCTTATATCGAGTTCTGTGAAGAAATCAATAAAGATCCGAATCCATCATTTAGTGGAAAAACTGCCGTTAGATTTGATCCTGAACTTAATAAAAAAGTAGCTATTCTTTCTAAGAAAGAGAAGCAATCGATGAATGATTTTATTGTATCGGCAATAAAAAACCATGTTGATTTTGTAGAGAATGGCTCAAGTCAGCTCCGAAGAATTGATTCAATTTTGCATCAAAAGTTTGAGTACTTAGAGTTTATTGCAGGTAAAAATACATTTAAAACGTTTTCTACCTCTGAATTTATAGAGAGTACTTACAAGGTTGAGCACAAAGGAGAGAAAGATGTCACATTCTGCTAAGAATGATTCTCTATCAATTAAAGATATAGCAATTTTAATAATTAAAGATAAAGGAATTCATGACGGCTTATATGTTCCAAAAATGGAACTAGCGTTTGGAGCTGGTGTAGACGAATTTAATGAGGGTGAGCGTATGCCAGCAGTTAAAGTTGGTATCAAAAGCATAGGGATCGAGAAAGTTGAGAATTCGAATAACTCCTTATGCGTTGATGCAGGCGAAGTGAACCCTCGGCCCAAACGAAAAACCAAGAAAACTGATTGACGCTTATAACCTCCTCCGGGAGGTTTTTTATTGGGTAATGATTATGGATATAGATCAATACAAAGCTCTAACCAAAAAAAAGCCATTAAAAAAGGTACCAAGAGCAAAGCCATTACCCAAGGCAACTCAAAAATATCTCCAAGCCCAAGAAGAACTAGAGCGGATTCTGGATATTTTAGAAATCAAATTTGAAAAATGCTTTCACTTTAAATCTACCAAGCACTGGCGTTTCGACTTTCATTTGATCGAGCACAGGATCTTGATTGAAATAGCAGGTGGGCCTTGGTCTGGTGGACGTAAGGGAAAACTGAGCAATAAGGCTTGGAGTATGGATCGTTATGATCATGCTGAAGAGATGGGTTATAGCGTTGTACGTTTGGAATCAGCTAGCCGTTACAAGATCAACGAAGCTGGACCATTGCAAATAGAATCCAGTCATGCTTGCCAATGGCTTAAACACTTAAAGAGGCATTCATTCAATGGAACAGTTCAGACCATTCCCGCCGCCGGAGCTGATTGATCAGGCAGAGGAAGAGGAAGCAATCCGGCTGGCACCCGCCGTTGAATTAAAAGAATGGGTGCTTAAAAACTTTTTAACCTTGGGTGGCCAGCTGCACAATCCGGACCATGATCATATCGCTGAGCTGCTTCATGATGATGAAACCTTCCTGGCATTTGCTTGGGCTTCATCTGCGGCAGTAGCGAAAAAACGTATGGTACTGGGCCAATGTGAAAAGGTGATGTTTAACCAGGGTGGTTGGAAGAAGGCTAGGCAGGAACAGCAGATGCGGGACTGGTTCGGCTATGTACCTGTTTATCTCATTACAGTAGACGCAAGCTTTTGTGAAAACTCTAATGATCGGGAGTTCTGCCGTTTGATTGAGCATGAACTTTATCACATCGGTGTTGAACGTGATGAGGACGGCGAAATCATTTATAGCGATATGACCGGCTTACCAAAGCATTACTTGGCTGGCCATGATGTCGAGGTGTTCTTTGGTGAGACTAAACGCTGGGGGGCTGATGAGTCAGTTAAGCGTTTACTGGAAATCGCGAAGAACGCGCCGTTTGTGTCTGAAACTAATATTGCTGCGTGTTGTGGGACGTGTGTGATCGGGTAGTTTTAAATTTTTTTGCCCACTTTCCTTGATGTTCCTTGATGGATGGTGACTTATGGCAAGGCTTAAAAAAGCAGAAAAAGTATTTATAGTTCGGTCACTTGCACAGTTTATGACCCCCTCTGAAGTAGTGAAGGACATCAAGGAAAAGTTTAATCTGGATGTTTCACCTCAACAGGTGGAATATTACGACCCTACTAAAGCAGCTGGAGCTGACTTGGCGCAGGAGTTCGTTGACCTGTTTAAAGTGGCCCGACAGGAATATTTAGATCAACCACTACAAAATATCATTGGTGCTAATGACATTGTTCAATTGCAAATTTTGAGTGATTTATTGGTGGCAAAAAAAAGTAACGTGGTGCTGGCCATTAAATTAATTGATCAAATTCAAAAGATCGTTAAAGGCCATTATGAAAAGAAAATAGAAATCACCGGTAAGGACGGCGGTCCGATCCAGCAAGAAACCAAATCAACACATCAATTCACCCCAGATGAGCTCTCCGGACTGTCCGCTCAGGAGCTTTCGCGTTTAGCAATTAATGGCAAGTTATGACTTATGCAATTGAAGATATAGCGCCACTAATTAAAGAGTGGACAATCAATGTACGTCTGCCGGATGTTATTGAGGAAATGACACGGCGTTATTACTACCGGATATTGATAGAGCAGAATGAATTAAGTATCCAGGCTGAAATCTATAAATGCAAAAACGATCCGGCACACTGGTTCAACCATTGGGTATGGACTTATGATCCACGAGGTATGCCTTTTGGCCTGCCGGCGAATATTCCTTTTGCTTTGCGTCCCGGTCAGGTTGAACTTGTAGACTGGTTGATTGAACGTGAAAGTACTCAGACACATGGCTTGATTGAAAAAAGCCGTGATGAGGGTATGAGCTATGTTGTATTGGGTTTTTACTTGCACCGGTGGTTATTTGTAGAAGGTTTCGCTGGCGGTGTCGGTAGTCGAAAAGAGGATCTGGTTGACAAGAAGGGTGACCCAAAAACACTGCTTCATAAATTCAGGGATATGTATTCCAAGCTGCCAGCCTGGATGAAGCCCAAGGGCTTTATTGAAAAAGTGCATGACAATTACATGCGGATTATTAATCCAGACAACGGCGCAACGGTTACCGGTGAAGCAGGAGACAATATTGGCCGTGGTGGACGGACCACAATGTACTTTCTGGATGAGTGGGCATTTGTAGAACGTCAGGAAGCTGTAGATGCAGCAATATCACAAAACACCAATGTCCATATTAAAGGCTCAACACCAAATGGTATTGGTGACAAGTTTCACCAGGATCGTTTTAGTGGCCGTTACGCCGTTTTCACCATGGCCTGGCGTGATAATCCGGATAAAAACTGGCAGGTCGAACTTGATGGCAAACTGATTTATCCATGGTATGAGAAACAACTGGCCACACTGGATGACATTGTTTTGGCCCAAGAAGTTGATATTGATTACGCTGCTTCAGTAGAAGGGGTATTGATACCATCTGCATGGGTACAGGCTGCTGTTGATGCTCACATAAAGCTTGGTATAGACCCTTCTGGTGAGCGTAATGGTGCACTGGATGTGGCGGATGAAGGCAAGGATAAAAACTCGTTTGCTGCGCGTCACGGTATTGTTCTGCAGTACTTAGATACCTGGTCTGGTATTGGTGATGACATTTTTGGTACCACTCAAAAAGCCATAGATGCATGCCTAGATTTAAAGCTGAATATGTTTTTCTATGATGCAGATGGTCTGGGTGCTGGTGTGCGTGGTGATGCACGTGTCATTAATGAGCTGAATAAAGCTAAAGGCATTCCAGAAATTGAAGCTAATCCATTTCGGGGATCAGGGGCAGTACACAATCCGGAACAGGAAATGGTTGAGGCACGTAAAAACGTAGACTTCTTTGCCAATCTTAAAGCCCAGATGTGGTGGTCATTGCGTCTTAGGTTTCAGAATACTTATCGAGCCTTGCAGGGAATGCAGTATGACCCCGATAGTCTTATTTCACTGTCAACCAAAGACATAAACAAGCAAGAGCTTGAACAACTTAAACGAGAGCTGTCACAGCCTACCTATAGCAAGAACGGTGCCGGCAAGATTTTAGTGAACAAACAACCCGATGGTGCACTATCTCCGAACCGCGCTGACAGTGTCATGATTTGCTTTAGTGACATAAGGCCGCCTGCCCGATTAATACCAGGTGGAGGTGGTACACGCAGATTCTAAACAAGGTTTTTAATATGGCAAAATCCAAAAACAAACAGAAAGAGACAAAGCCAAAATCAGCAGGCTTAATGACTAGTGTGGCGGTAGAGAATCTTGCTTTTGCTATGGGCCGTGCCGCTGATGTGGATGAGGTATTGCGTCAAGCTGGACTTTCTCGGCAACGTCTTTCGGTCTTAATGACGGATGATGAAATATCACAGGCAATGGAAACCCGGCTTGATGCAGTTTTAAATGCGCCGTGGCGATTCGTAGAAGATCATGGTGAACAAACTATTTTTTTAAAAGAGCTTTTCACCAAATGGCATTTTGAAATTGTATCGGGTGCATGGGAAGCGTGTCCCTACGGTTACTCAGTTTTGGAGGCTAACTATAAGATTGATGAGAATAGCCGGTTTACTCTTGCCGAGATTATGGTCAAGCCACTGGAATGGTTTGAGCCTAAAAATAATGGTGAACTGATCTTCCGTAAGCCCCAGTCAAGTGCTGAAGTAAATGTATTTAAAACCTATCCGCTCAAGTTCTTTCTGACACGGCGTAAACCATCTTTTAAACAGCCCTATGGTGAAGCCTTACTCACCAAGCTATATTGGATCTGGTACTTTAAAACTAGCTCCACTAAATTTTGGGTGAAGTTCTTGGAACGTTTTGGTTCGCCGTTATTAATTGGTAAGGTGGGTGGTCAGAATCGTAAGCAGCAAGATATTGATGCGATGACCTCTGCTTTATTGAATGCCCATGCACAATCGATTCTATCAATTCCTGCAGAAGATGAAGTAACTACAGTGGGAACTAACTTCTCTGGTGCAGGTGCTTCTGCATTTGAGGCTTTTGATAAAGTCATGGTCCGACGTGTGCAGAAAGTTGTTCTTGGCCAGACCTTAACTTCCGAAAATGAGGGAGGCGGCAGTCGTGCTCTGGGAGAAGTGCACAATGAAGTCAGGATGGACAAACGTAATTCTGACTTACGCATGATTTCACCTACAGTCCAGGAACTGATTGATGCTCTTTGTATCCTCAATGGATTTGATAAGCATACGATCATTCTAGGTGGTGAACAGGACCTCAATGTCAAAGTGGTCGAGCGGGACTTGAAGCTTAAGGATTTAGGTGTGCAGTTTAATGACAAGTACATCATTGAAACCTACGGTATCAAGCCTGAGCATTTTAAGGTTGGAGTAGCTTCAGATATCACTCCAATACAGCAATTCAATGCACTACCCCATAAAGCCTTTAGCTTTGCAGCAAATGCCAGAAAGCTATCACCTGAGCAGCAGGAAGTAGAAGAGCTGACTGATGCACAGCGCAATATCAAACTCTTAAGCAATGATCAGGTAAATGAGCTTCTGCAGAAGAGTGAAACGCCAGAAGAACTGGCCTTTCATCTGATGCAGCTTATGCCTGAGGCCAATCAGTCGCAGTTCACGGCGAATCTGGAACGAGCTTTATATGCAGGTGATGTGCTGGGGTATATGACAGCAAGTGAGGGTAAATGAAGCCAGTCACATTCTTAGAGGCCTTACAGTTTGCCCGGTCTCGTAAAATCGTATTGCCTGATGAGTTTTACTCTCTGGATCTCAAGACACGACAACTGGCCACCACGGTCAGTTTTTTATCGAGCATAGAACAGATCCAGACTGTGATAGCCGCTGTAAACAAGGCTATTGCAGATGGCTCGACATTTGAGGACTTTAAGAAACTGGTCGCTGAACATGAGATCAAGCTAAGTGAGCCTTATCTCAAGAATGTTTTTAGGACCAATATTCAGACGGCGTATAGTCATGGACGTTGGCAACAGCAGCAACGCAATAGAGATAAGCGACCATATCTCATGTACTCAGCTATCGATGATAGCCGGGTTCGTCCAAGTCACCTGGCATTGAACCGGATTATCCGTCATATCGATGATCTATTCTGGCTCATGTATTACCCGCCGTGGGGCTTCATGTGTCGCTGTACAGTGATCGCATTAACTGAAAAGCAGGCAGAAAAATATGGTATTACGCCAGATGTTCAGCTACCGGAAGTGGCTGAGGAAATGGGCTGGAGTACCAGTCCAATGACCTATGGCGATCTATCTGGTCTGGTGGATCAGAAGATCCTGGATTCTGACCTGGATAAAGCATTTTTGCTGGAGCAGAAGGAAGTTATCAAAGCCGAGTGGACAGCAAGTAAAAAGCTGGCCAGTTTATTTGCTCCAATGGATGATAGTACCCGGGACTTATTTGATGTGGTGGCCAATACAGTGATTCCACTTGATCCAGATATCCGGCCAAGTGCGATTCGTACTTTTTTGGACTATGTACAGGGTAATGATTCAGCTCTTACGGCGCAGTTAAAGCAGCCACCTATCACTCTGGCTGAGGAAGTGCTTAAACGCTGGTTGAAGGAGGATTTAGGCAGGCTACAGGCAGTAGCATCAAATAGTGCAACTACAGTGGCCGGATCAGCTTCACTAGCCTACGCTGCATCATTGGAGGTAGGTAAGGTTATTACACTAGATGCACCATTACTATTAGCAGATTCTGGCTCAAATATCGTGATTCAGATTGAGAATGCTAAAGGTTTGGGTATTGATCTGCAAAAGCTGAATGCAGGGAAAGGGGTGTTATTTGAAATAGGATCATGCTTTGAAGTTACTTCAGTAGAAATAGCAGATGAAAAATTTATATTTTTTTTCAAGATATTAAAGAGTTGAATTAATTAAAATCATCCTTATAAAGTTAAAAGTACTTTATATATACAAAAGGAAAATTTATGGATAATTTATTAAAAGCAGCATTAAATAGTTTAAAACAACAGCTCAATGGAGCTTTGGATTTCTCTCATCCAATTGATGATTCGAGAGTAAAAGAACTTTTTAAAATCATGAAGGATGAGCATATTGTATTAGATAAAGCTGAATTAAAAGCATGGGCCAAGAGTATTGGCTGGGCTGATAATGTTGCAGAAAAATTTGGAGCTTTAGGAGAAAAAATTGGAAATGGAGGGGTAGTTCAAGTATCAAACAAAGATACATGGGCGCATGACATTTTGAGTAAATGGAAAGAAGATGCTGAAGTCCTAAATCTAGAATCTACCAAACAATAAGTCAACTAATGAAAAACGACCGCTCTATATAGGGCGGTTTTTTATGGAGCATGAAAAATGCCAGATCCAAATGAAAAAGCTAAGCAGGAGCAAGATCAGTTTTGCTTTCAGCTT